GGCAATTTAAAATATGTTGAACAACTGTGTCCTGCCCGTTGTAAGGCCCAACCGCACTCTTGTAATCTAATGTCTTTAGCCATCCTAATCCATCTATTGCAGATATTTGTGCCTGGTAACCTATGGACAATGGAATATCTTCAAACTCTACTAAATCTGTGACTATATAGCCATACCATTTAAATGATACAGTTGTGTTATCATCCTCGTATGCTGTTAATTCCATTGTAAACCTTCCTTCCACTGCCAAGCCAATATCAAGGAGCAAGGTTTGAAGATCATCATTATTTATTAGTAAAGACAGTGAACAACGTGAGCCAATTATAGGAGTAAATCTTTCCTGTCCTTGCTGACTTTCACTGTCATATTGAAGCTGCAAACCAATGGTATCAAAATCGTATGTCATACCGGAAAAGACATTGTCTTTAATAGCAACTACTATCTTTCTGCCTTTCTCGTTATAAACTGTCGTTTGAAACCTTGCTGCCATTATTGTACTCTATTAAGACCTTTCTGTGACCTGTTAAGTAATATAATCAAATCATTTCCGCTTATCCTTGTCTCCAATGTGCCACCTACTCCCATGTCTCCCATCATTGATTTTAACTTTGATAAAGGAGCTATTACTTCTGGGTCAACTCGTGCACCACGATTATCTCCGACAGTTGCTAAAGTAGGGCCGTATGCCAAACCTCCTTCAGCTAACTTTGGTGCGCCAATCTTCATGATTAAACTTTTACCTAAATTACCTGCCAATGCTGCTATTGCAGGTGCAATGGCTAACATAAAAGGTGTAGGAGGTAAACCTGCTAATGCTTTTGCTACAAACATTCTAATAAGATTGCCTATTATTTCGGCAACACTTTTTTTAACTGCTTGTGCAAGTTCTTTCATACTTTCAAAACCACCAGCCGCTAAATCAGCAAAAGTATTTATACCTTCTACTAATATAGCTTGCATAGGAGTTAACATATCTGCGGCAGATTTTACAGCAGGTGTAATATTATTAAATGACTTAGCTACATCTTCATTTGTTTGTTTTAATCTTTCATTTGCAGCTGATATACTTTCAATTTTATCTGGAAGTAAATTTAAAGTAGGTAATAAGTTTACTGTGTCTATTGGAGTGTTTAAAGCCGCTTTAACACCTTTACCTCCTCCAGTTCCTCCTCCTGTCGGTGCGCCACCATCTCCAAACACTAATGGCCCTGTTCCTTCTGTTCCACCTCCACCCGTACCTTTGCCAGGTGCAGCCATGAATAGGCTTTTAAACTTGCCTTTAAGACTGTCAACTGTTTCGCCTATCGTTTTAAATTCAGCTGCTACTACTCTTTGTTCTTCTTGATACTTTGTCATGCCTGACAAATCAAACAAATCTAATCCTAATGCCTTTTGTAAATTATCTAATTTACCTAAAACAAAAGTAACTCCTTGCATTACGGAGTTCTTTATATTTATCCAAATGTTTTTAAAGTTATCACTAAACGCTTTCCAGTTATCATAAACATATAAGGCAATAGCACCAATAGCAGCAATAGCAGCTACAATACCAAGTATAACAGGATTAGCAAGTAAAGATGCAAATGCAGCCTGTATTCCTGTTGTCATAAATAAAATAGTAGTTCTAATAAGTTTTATAGTACCTACTAATGCACCAAACGTACTTATTAATTTACCTACTATAAATATAGCAGGTCCTATTGCTGCTATAATTAAACCAGCTTTTACTATAAAGCCTTGCGTCTCTGGATTAAGTGATTTAAAACCATCAACTAACCTTTGTAATCCTGCGCTAAATGTAGCTACAACTGCCTCTAAATTTAATGTTTCATTTATTGCTTTACCTAACTCTGCTAATGATACACCTACATTATCTTTTAAATTATCAAAAGTATTAGCTAATCCTCCATTGGCTCTTTCCAAATTACCTAAAGCACCAACAGACCTTTTTATAAATTCCTCACTACTAATTCCCAGTTCTCTAATTCCCTCGGCAGTCACTACACCAAACTCCTCTTTCATCACTCTTGCAAACTCTGGCAGCCTTTCTTTAATCTGATTAAGATCCTCCTGTGTAACTTTACCAACTGCGCTTATCTGTGATAGTGCCAATACTACTCCATCAAATTGTTCTGCACCACCGCCTGCCCTTGCTACTGCATTACCAAACTGGGTAATAGTTTCCCTTGCTGCATCGGCATTCATACCTACACTTTGCAAAGAGGCAGAGGCTTTTACAACTTCTGGTAAAGCAAGACCAGGATTTTCAGCAACCTTCCGTAATTTTTCTAATTCAACTGCTGCTCCTTCACTACTTCCCATTATGGCAATTAAACCATTTTGCAGTTTTTCCATGTCTGCAAATGATTTTAAAGCTGCGGCACCTACACCGATAATAGGCAATGTCAATGACTGGGTTAAGGTAGAGCCAAGATTGGACATATTTTGTCCAAACTTAGTCATAGACTTCTCTACCTTTCCTAACTCCTTGTCAAGGTTAGTCGTATCAATGCCAAGTTTTAAAAGTAGTTTACCTATTGCCATTATCCTTCTTTATCCCATTTGTCAAATATTGTTTTGTCATTATTTGTCAAACTTCTATTAGTTTCTTTCTTTATCGGATTCTCCCATGGAAACTCTATTAAATCTTTTGGCTTTAAACTTTTACCTTTTGCCGTATGAACATTAAGTAAAAGTGTCGTTTGCCATCGTATACGTTCCCACTGTGTTTGCTCTTGCTGTTCAAAGAAATTGTTATAACCTTGCATAGCCATAACAACATCTCTAAAACTCATTTCATTGTATTGCGAAGGTGGAAATCTTAAAACTCCGAAACAAAATCGCTCGATGTATTCAAGTGTGAGCTCTCCGCCTTCGCCACTACGTTTTTTTGGCTCTCATCTTCTGGTGGTGATATCTCATTTGAAATCATTTCCATGATGCGCGTTATGCCTCCCATGTCTGTATCTACCAAGTCGCAAAAGGATTGCAAAGTATAAGGGCATTTCTCCCCTTTGGCTTTGTAACCATGTTCAACTCCGGAAAAGGCAAGTTCAAGAGCAAGTAAGAGATCTTCTCCTAAAAGGGAAAGGTCACTTAATTTAAGTTTCCTCTCCCTTAGAAATGTACCTAACACGAACATTCCAAATTTAATCGGAATAGTCGTATTGGCAATTATAATTGTTTTCATGTTAGGTATTTTAATTATGCTTTAGTTGTCTTCACTATTGCACCAGTCACCTCAAAGGATGCTGAATAGCTTGTATTCTCTTCTACACCTGCGTTTAAATCTAATGATGTACAAATAGCAGACATTGTGAACACATTGTCACCTTGTACGTCAGTAGTAAATTTAATAGTTAGCGCAGTACCACTAATTAAGTCGGTAAAGAGATCATCAAATAAGTAATTAGTGGAAGAATCACCAGGACCAGCATATAATGCCTCTGTGGACAGTGTGCCAGAGAGTTGACCTTTCTTTACTTCCCTCCATCCTCCAGCTGCGGAATCCTTTGTCAAGATTTCACGCATGGCTGCGGAGATGTTCATTTGGCAAGATGTTGCGTAACCGATAGCAGTGCTATCTTTGTATAGTCGCATCAACGTACCATTAATTATGCCAGTAGTTGCCATTTTTATTTATTTTTTGGTTTATTAATTTTCTCTTCTTGCTCTTCGTCATTGAAATATGAGTTAGGCACTGGAATAGGAATGTAAACTGGATCTTGCTTAGTCTCCTCTTTCTTCGGCATTTGTTCAACAACAAAGTCTTCATCAAGTAGTTCTGCAATGCCATCCTTTATCATTTGCTCACCATATTCAGATAAAAACACACCTACTTTACCTGGTGCCTTTCCATTCCATTCTTTTAATAATCTTAGTTTCATCGTTTCATTTTTGCCATAAAATCAACACTCATCCAGTATACATTTAAATCAGCATTATATACCTGACTGTCAGAGCTCATATATTTTAATGTTTGTACAGCAATGCCATTTACCGTACCTACAAATCTATCTAACCTATTGCGCACATTGTTTGCAAGTGTCTGTGTAGTTTCGTAATTATTAGTATATACATCTATCTGCACATTAATTTCTTCTAAGTTACTTTGTCCATCTTTGTAATCAACTGGTAAAGAATTTACGACAGTATAAACCATAAAAGGATATTGGACATTCTGTGGAGCAATGTCCGGAAAGATATTTAATCCACAAATACCAGTTACTGCTGCATCAGTTGTCAATCTCCCGTATATTACTTTACCTATCATAACTCCCAAAATTTACGAGGATATTGTTTTGCCATTTTAAGAGCTTCACCAGACATTTTATTTATTACTGCCATTTGACTTGCTCTTTCAGCTTGATTTTTAACTTTCTTTACCCATGCTTTAGTATTTCCATAAACCATATGAGCATAAAAACCATCTGATTTACTATCACTTCCTAATGTAACACCTTTACCAGCATCTTTATACAATGGGCCAATAGCAGAAGTTAAATATTTAAAGTTTTTTACATCACTTACTATTTGTATTGAGCGTTGTAAATTACCAGGCATTATATTATACTTCAAACCTTTACCTTTTACATAAAATTTATGTGAGATAGAAGATTTTGGTACAAGATTTCTATAAGCATTAAGTGCAATAGGCTCTGCTGCTTTTGTTATTTCTTTTCTTTTAGTTATTGTAATTTGCTGCATAATGTTGTCAAGTTCAATAACACTTTCTGCAAAATTAGATATAGCTAAAGGCTGACCTTTTTTATTAGTCCTGCCTTCTAATCTTTTGAGCCTATTTAACTTTGCTTGTGATATAAACATTACACA